CCGGTCACCGCGTCGCGCAGCGCCTGCCAACTGGCCAGCGGACGACCCGCAGCATCGGCCAGCATTCCTGCCGCCTCGCGATAGCCGTCGGCCCGGCCACGCGCATCTTCAGCCATTGCGCCAAGGCCGAGGTTAGGCGGTTCCAGATACGTCTGGGACAAAGCGGCTGAGAAGGCATCCGCTGCCGCAGCGCCAGCAGCCGTTGCGGCACCCTCGAACGGGTTGCCGATCCGCGCCAGTTCCACCGGATCGAGCGTGCCAATCCGTACTCCGCCTTCGCCGACCGCCCAGTCCGGCAGCAGGTCCAAGGCCGCGTTCAGCCCGTTGATGAAATTGTTGATGCGCGTGACGACGCCGTTCAGCATCGCCTCCACCCCGGAAATCAGCCCGTTCGCGGCCTGGAAGGCAAAATCGCCGATGGCGCCGGGCAGACTGCCCCAGATTGCGACCGCCGCATCATAAGCGCCCTGGAAGATCGCAGCCGTCCGGTCCCCGAAACTGACCACGCCCGCGATGGTGCCCTCGAGGGCCGAGAGCCCGGCCGCCTTCAGCCCCTCCCATCCTGCGGCTATGTTGGCGAAGGCCGCGTCGAGCGCGAGGCCGATGCGCGACCAGACCTCCGATGCCAGATCGCCGAGCAGGCGGAAGGCCTCGCCCACACCGCCGACACGGGTCACAAGCTGCGAGAACTGATAGACCAGTTCCCCCGCGCCAACGATCAACGCGCCGATGCCCGTGCGGATCAGCGCCCCGCGCAGAAAGACCAGCGCCGTGGCGAGGCCGCGTACGGACAGGGCCGCCACTGCCAACCCCGCCACCCAACGACCCGCCATGAAGGCGGTAAACGTCGCGGCATAGGTGGCGAGGCGTGCGAGATTGTCGAATACCGCCGTTATCGCGCCACCGATGGGCCCGGTGCCGCGCGCCATGTCGGCCAGTGCGTTCGCAACCGTTTCCAGTGCCGGGGCGACAGCGGCGGTTAGGCGGTTGGTCAGGCCGAGCCAGATCAGGCTCAGCGTGGCGATGGCATCGCCGGTGCGTTCGATCTGCGCGGCATCTGCCGCGCTGACCGCCACCCCGAAATCCTGCACGTCCTGCGCCGCCTCGCGCAGCGTAGCGGAGTCGATGCGCAGAAAGGCCAGTGCGGCCCGGTCGCCGAAAAGATTAGATGCCACGGCGGCGCGTTCGGCCTCGGGCACGAACTGGTTCAGCGCTTCCTGAATGGCGACAATGCGCTGGTCGAGCGGTAGGGCTTGCAGTTCGGCGGCCGTCAGGTTCAGCCGTTGCAAGGCCCCAACAGCCGATCCGGACCCAGCCGCAGCTTCCGACAGCCGCGTGGTCAGTTTCTTGGTGGCCTGTTCGATCTCGCCCATCGATACACCGGCCAACTCGCCAGCCCATGTCAGCACCTGCAGGCTTTCTACAGTTGTCCGGAGCGATGCCGCCATGTCCGCCTGCGCGCCGATCACATCGAGCCCCGAGCGGACCATTGCCACACCGGCGGCGGCCGAGGCGGCGGTAACCGCCGCCAGCGCAATCCCGGCTTTCCGGGCAAAGCTGCCAAGTCGGGCATTGGCCAGTTCCATCTCCGACGACAAACGGCCAAACCCGCGCGTGCCCGCCTCGCCGATCCCTTCCAACTCGGCCCGGACCTGACGGCCGCCTTCCGCGACCAGCCGGACAGAGACCCTCTTCTCAGCCATGTCCCTCTCCGATCTGTTCGTTCAGCTTGCGCACCATGACCGCCTCGATCTCGGGCAGCAGTTCGGCGGCGATCAGGGCGTCGATCCCGAGGGCATGGGCCATCGCCAGCGCCGCGCCCATGTCCCAGCCGAGCACCGCGCCGGGGATCACGCGCAGTTGCCCGCCAAGGCGGCCGACCAGATCCCAGACCTGCCAGCCTTCTTTCGTCTGCGGCCGGTTCAGTCGTGCGGGGCAGTCGGGGCAGCGCCCGGTGCAGGCCGCGCAGTAGCGATCGCCCCCGCCGAAGGACCATTCGGCAAGGGCGCGGAGACGTTTTTTTCCGCGTCCAGGATCAGGCCCTTGGCGACGTACTGGGTCTGAAACGCCTCGAAGACCGGCCAGATTTCCAGCAGGGCATCGATGCCTTCGGGCGAAACCGGGACAGCATCGCCCGCGTCATCACCCACCCCCTCCCAATCCAGCACCGCACGGCGGGCGACGGCCTTGGCCATGGCCAGCGCCAGTTCTTCTTGTGTGGCGGTGTCCGGCAACGCTTCGATGGCCGGGTCGGCGCGGGCCGAGACCATCAGCGCGGTGGTCAACGGTGCGACCTGCAGGCGAAGGCCGGGTGCGAGGGTCAGCCACGAAGGGGAGGCAGTCAGGTTCAGTCTGATCATGTTCAATAGCTCACAACGGTGTTGACGAGGACGGCGGTGCACATGCGGGCGGGGCTGACGGCCTTGGCGGCCTGCCAGTCGAAGGTGGCCTGGATGCCCTGCGGGCCTGGGATCTCGATCCGGGGGCGCGGTAAATAGACGGCATGGGCGGTGAAGGTGAAGCTGGCGTTAGCCCCGAGGCTCCAGGCGAAGACCAGCTCGCACGGCGTGCCGTCGATGGCCTGCGTGATCAGCGTGCTGTCGGCAAAGCGCACCTCCACCCGGCCGGTCAGCGCCGCCATGCCGGGGTCGGCCCCCTCGATCCGGCCGTCCGAGCGGATGGTCTCGATCCGATCGAGGCCGTTGGAATAGGTGACCTCGGCGGAAATGACGTTGCCGAGCGGCGATCCGTTCCGCGTGATTGCCCCGTTGAAATGCCCGAAGCGCTGCAAGGCCAAAGAGGTGGGCGTGCCTGCGGCCGTAGTCGCCGCGACGCTTTCCCCCTGCGCCACCAGCCGGGCGGTGGCGGTCAGCAGCCCCGACCGCGCCATCTGCCAGGACAGCTGATCGCAGACACAGCCCGTGTACATCGCATAGCGTGGCACCTCGGGCATGGCCGTCTCGATGGCCATGCTCGGCAACGTCCAGTTGCCGGACTGGAAGGTGTGGGTCTTGGGCGTGGTGCCGGAGGTGACCGGCGCGCCGAAGGCCGCCTTCAGCCACAGCCCGAGGTTCTCGACGTCGATCGGCACCACGACATCGCCGTCTGCGGTGACCGCGTCCTTGATCGGGGCCAGCGGGTCTCGCCCCTGGCCCAGCAGCTCCGAGGCGATCAGCGGTTGTTCGGAGCCGAGCGTGGTGCTGCAAAAGGGCACCGTGCGGTAGCCCGTGGCGGGCGCAGTGCCATAGACGGATTCAAACGCAAGCGCCATCTGCGCCCGCGCCCCATGGGCTCGTGCCATCGTGTTCTCCTATCGTGAGTGGGGTCAGGCCAGAGGGTCGGCCATGGAATAGTGCAAGACGACCGGGATCACCGCCGCCTTCAGGCTGGCGGCGCCGTCGACGGCCAGATCGACCGAACGCGGCACTTCAGCCTCGACCCAATCGCAAAGGCCGCCCAGCGTGCGGTCGGCAGCAATCGCCGCGCCGATGCTGGCGCAGAGGGTGTCGAAAGCGGCATCACGGGTGGCGCCCTGCACGACAGCCTCGATCTCGGCCCGGTGCTGGTAGTGGTAGCGCAACGGCGACAGCGTGACTTCCGGCTCGCCAGGCTCGCCGTCCCGCAGGATCATAAGACCCGCAGCAGGCACGCGTTCGGGCAGCACGTCACCGCGCAGGGCGGTGGCGGGCAACGCCGAAAGCCGCGCGTGCAGCGCGGCGAGGATGGTTTCGCGGGGCGTGGGCATGGCTGCACTTAGGTCCATTCTTGCAAAGTTAGTGCCTGCAGGCTATATTTCCTCCAAGACATGAGGACCGCATGCCTTGGACCGTTTCCTTCGCCGATGACTTCGAACCGGAGTTCGATGCCTTCGACGCGGAGGTTCAGGACGCGATCCTGGCTCGGCTGCTGCTACTCGAACGCGAGGGGCCGTCGCTCGGACGACCGCATGCCGACACCCTGACCGGGTCGAAGCACGCGAACATGAAGGAACTGCGCTGCACTGCCGCCGGTGGCGTCTGGCGCATCGCATTTGCATTCGATCCCGACCGGCAGGCGATCCTGCTTGTCGGCGGGGATAAATCTGGTGGCAGCGAGAAGCGCTTCTACAAGCAGCTGATCGCTCGGGCCGACGACCGGTTCGACCGCCATCTGGCACAACGGAAAGGATGACGACCATGGCACGCACCCTTCAGGAAAACCTGGCAAGGCTCGATCCCGCCCGTCGCGCGGGGATCGAAGCCGAGGCCGCGCGCCTGCACACCGAATACCTGACCCTGCAGGAACTGCGCAAAGCCAAGGCACTTACGCAGGTGCAACTGGCGGAAACCCTCGGCATCCGGCAGGCGACAGTCGCCAAGTATGAACGCCAGAGCGACCTGCTCTTGTCGACGCTGACTGCTTACGTCCGCGCGATGGGCGGCTCGCTGCAGCTGATGGTCGAGTTTCCCGGCAAGGCCCCTGTCGCGCTTGAAGGGCTGGGCGACACCGAAGAACCAAGCCGCCGCCGTCGTGGACGGGAAGACCGCCCGGTTGCGGCGCGTCCCTGAACCTATCGCGCTTCCACCCAATTCGCCACGATCAGCCCCGGCACACCGTCCGCCGCTCGCTCAGCATCTCGCGCGAGGTCCAGCCGCTTCGGTAGCTTGACCTGCGGCACCAGCAGGAAGATCGGCGCGGTGACGACGCCCCGGCCGGTTTTCGACCGTGACGCCACGGCCCGGCCCTCGGCGTTTAGCCGCCCTTCGGCCACCAGCAGGCTGGGACCCCGGCGGCGATAGATGAACCGCAGGCGCAGACCGGTGCGGCGTTCCCATTCGCCGGGGGTGGTCGAGGCACTGCCTCGACGCAAGCCGCGCGTGGACTCGCCCGCCGCTGGGGTGGGGATCGCGAGCCAGAAGCCGTTCTTCGACCGGATCAGCGGCCCAGTGTCATGCGCGCCGATGATCACCGGGGCGTTCGACCAAACCAGCGCCGCCGCGTTCAGGCTTTCGCCGGATTTAGGGAAGCTGGCGGAGCGGATCGAGTTGGCGAGGCGCGTGCCCAGCCCCGCGCCGGTGATCTGAGTTCGCCAGGCGGATTTCAGGCCGGTACCAGCCTGTCGCATGGCGGCGGTAACGGCACGTTCCCCAGCCGCGACCTCGGCTGCCATCAAGGCAACGATGTCAGGATCGATGGCAAGTTTCAGTTTCATGCTAGGCGCAGATCGACAGTCCAGACCAGCCGTTCGCGATCCCGGACGGGTTCGCCTTGGATGAGGAAAGCATCGCCGTCGATTTCCACCCTGTCACCGGGGCACGGGTTCGGTACCTCGGCCACACGCAGGTCGATGCGGGTGGTTTCCGACCAGAGCCGCGCGTCACCGAAGTCAGTGACGGCATCGGCGCGCCGGGCGACGACGCGCACCAGAACTGGCGCGCCGCCGTCAGCGATGTAGACCGCATCCCGCCCCATGTTCGGATCGGCGAAAAGCGCGCCGACGGCGGCGGCAAAGGCGCTCATCAGAAGGCCCCGTTCAGCCGCACACGGCCGATCAGGTCAGTGGCCCCGCCCGCCACGGCCTCGGTCGCCACACCGATCAGCGTGTTCGCCGTCAGGGTCTTGGTGGTCTGCCTGGCGGTGTTGTCCCAATAGATCCTGTCGCCCGCAGCCCATGCCTGCGAGGCAACCTTCTTCAGATCGTAGACGCCGACGAGGGCGGTTTCGACCGCTTCGCTGAGCGCGGCGGTACCAGCGGCGACGCCGAAGACTGAGCCCACGAGCAGGCCATCGCCGGAAGTGACGGCATAGGGCGCTATCAGGGTGATGGTCTTGCCGGGCTGGACGTAGTTTTTCATGATGGGGATCCTTATGGAAAGACGAAGGGCGGCCCGTCAGGACCGCCCGCATGTCGGGTTTCAACATTTGGCGCGGGTTACGCGCCGGGATTTCTGTAGAGACCGCGCCAGTCGATGGCCTTGGCACCGAAGTCGAGGCGGCACTTGATCTCCACACCGTCGACGTCGAAGCCGTTGCGGGTCTCGACGTAGGCTCCCTGCTGGCCCTCCAGATAGGCGTACTCGATGGTGTCGATCTGGTTCGGGCTTGCCGCGAGATACCAGGCGATAGGGCTCGCGGCATCGAGGCGCGGCTCGCTGATCGGGCTCAGCGAGCGGATCGACTGCGGCACCACGGTGGCGGGCGTGGCGGGAACAAGGTTCTGGGCCAC